ACCCCGCCTTCGAGACCTCGAGCTAGAGACCTGTCCGTACAATTTTTCCTTCTCTCTTATATTTTTTGTTGTCTGAGTAAACATGCCTGCCCTCAAAGCTCAATGGTGGTGTTTCACTGTCTTCTTCCTGTCCGCTACGGCTCCTGACTTAGTGCCTCTGTTCGAGAACACTCACGTGAGTTATGCCTGCTGGCAAGAGGAAGAGTCTCCCACGACTCGACGACGCCACCTGCAAGGCTACCTGCAACTGAAGGGTCAGAGGACCCTGAACCAGGTGAAAGCCCTATTTGGGGATTTGAAACCCCATCTTGAGAAACAGCGAGCTCGTAAGACAGACGATGCTCGCGATTACTGTATGAAACCCGAAACTAGGGTTTCTGGCCCCTTTGAATTTGGGGAATACTGTCCTGCTGGTTCTCACAAACGAAGACAAAGGGAACTCGTAATTCGATCTCCGGTGAGAATGGCAGAGGAGAATCCGTCCGTCTTCCGACGAGTAAAGGCAAAGATTGCCGAGGAAGAATTCCAGAAGAGCGCGCCTGAGATTCAAATTTCAAATTTCAAATCTTGGCAATTGCGCCTAAAGACGCTCCTGGAGAGGGACCCAGATGACCGCACTATCTTCTGGGTATACGGACCTGATGGTGGGGAAGGAAAATCCACCTTCGCCAGAGACCTGTACAGAAGTGGGTCCTGGTTCTATACACGTGGAGGATCTGCTGATAATGTTAGCTACCAGTATATAGGGTGTTTAGGAAATAATATTGTATTTGATATCCCTCGTGATAAGAAGGATTATCTACAATATAGTTTAATTGAGATGTTTAAGGATAGATTAGTAGTTAGTAATAAGTATGAGCCCCTTATGGCTCCTCTACTTAATTGTATTCATGTAGTAGTTATGTCTAATTTTCTCCCAAACTTTGAGAAGATTAGCGTAGATAGAGTCCATGTAATCCCTTGTAAACCAGGTGGTGTTTGTCTTAAACACCACAATATTAATGATAATTGTGAGGATTATATGGACTAATTAATTTTTGTTTCTGGAAAACAAAAAAAAAGGAAATGAAAAAAAAAAAAAAATAAAACCTTGCCCCTTCTTCTTTTTTATTTACGGAACAGGGGCCGGGCACCGGCTTTAAAAAAAATAAAAAAAAAAAAAAAGTCAAAAATTTTTTTTTTTTTTCTTTCAAAACCAACAACTTATTGAAAAAGTGTAAAGGGAACCAAAATGTAAATAAAGGAACCTTGCGGGCTGGCGAAAAAAAAACTAAAAAATGGAAGGTGAGGGAAATAAATAGGCGGGAGTCGGGGGGTACGCGCTTGCATTTATGGCGGTCCCTCTGCAATAAAAAACCCGTCGGGGGGGGGGTGAATAATT